GCCTTGGCGCCGATCGGCTGCACCGTCTTATGGTTCATCGGGCAGAAGTCGCCGTCGAGGATCGCTGTATCAAAAGGCATGGTCCCGTCCTTTCTGGTGCCGGGGTTTCAGTTATCCCCATATACTCAAAATGGTTCACCATCGCAAGCGCCACGGTGGCGAAAATCGGCGGCTGGCGTAAATTTTCCGGATGGAATGAAATTTCGCGGTGGCGTCGATCCGCCTTGACGCCGCGCGATTCACCGTGCGACTGATTTCGCCATCATGGCGCGATTAGCGCCTCGATGCCCCGCGGGGGAAGCAGCAAACATGCCCAATGACGATTTACTCGCTGAGCGCGAGCGTCGCGGCGCGCGCAAAAAAGCTGACGTGATCAACCGCGCCAAGGCGGCGATCGAGCTGGCGCTGTCGGATCTTTCGGAGCTGGACCGCACCATCGTGCTGTTGACCGCGCTCAAAGAGGACAACGGCCAGGCGCGTATCCGGCAGGCGGCGTCGCGGTCTTAAACCGTTTCAGCCTCGCGGGCTTCGGCGGCTTTCGCCCTGACCTTCGCGCGGGCGATCCGCCGCCGCTCCTCTTTTTGCTCCCGCAACAGCGCGGCGTTCTCCTCCTTGATGCGCTCCTCCTCGCGCTGCTTGGCGCGGCGTTTGGTGAAGCGGGGATCGCGGCGGCGCCAGTCTTCGGGGGGCTTCGGGTCGGGGTGTTTGGCGCGGTTGGCGATGCAGGCCTCCAGCCATGTCTCGACCGCCGGTGGCACGTCGACGCGGCCGACGCCCCAGTCCGCCACGAGGCGGGTGGAGCAATGCAGGATGTTGGTCAGGTCGCGCTGCGAGATCCGCATGCTGGCCAGCGCGATCCGGAAGCGGTTCGGGGTCATCGTCCCGGGTGTCGGCATCGGTGTCTCCGGTATTCAATTTGGAGCACCGTATATAAGAAGAGGGGGCGCCTGGCGCCCCCGTTGTTTGGTCAGGCTCAGAAATAGCCCGGGGCGTTCGGCGCCACCTCGACCAGCGCCGCGCCGCCGCTGGGCAGCCTTTCGAACCATGAGCCGCCGTTGGCGTCGGACCACCGGAAGACCCGGGCGCCGCCGCCGTTCCAGGGGTCGCCCATACCGGCGACCTCGACCACGCGCATGCCGTCCATCCAGCCGTCGGGGACCATCCGGGTGCCCGCGCAGCTCAGGTTCAGGCTGGCCAGGAGGCGCGGGAAGTCGTCGAGCGCCGCCGCCTTGTGCGCCATCACATACTCGTCGGGCAGCGGGCCTTCGCCCATGCGCCACAGCTTCATCCGTCGTTTCAGGTCCATCACGCGCATACTCCTTTGTCCGAAGGAGATATAATCATCCTGACCTAAGATGTCAAGATGGTTTCGCCGTGACGTCATAGTCGTCGTGGCTGACATAGCCGCGCGTGGCGTCGCCCCGCTCGTGCGCCGCGCGCCACCAGCGTTTGCCGCCGCAGGCGTCGCACACCCAGTGGTTGGCGTCCGCGATCCGCGTGTCCTTGAGCGGGGACCAGTACTCGTCGGCGGCGACCCAGTCGTGCAGGCACCCGACGACGCGCCGGAAGTCGCGCGCGTCGGCGTCGTGGCAGAAATGCCCGCGCACCTCGTGGCGCCGCTTCGCCACCCCCTCACCGGCGGGCGTGCCGATCAGGCGCAGCGTCGGCACCGCGTTGAGGTCGATCGTCACCGCCGTGTGCGCGGCGTAGGGGATGTTCTTGTTGCGCATCCAGCCGCGCGAGGCCGGGATCTCTTTGTAGTGGCTGACGGTCGGGCGGTTCAGCAGCAACAGGATGGCGATGATGTTGCGCAGCTCACCGACGCTGCCTTTCAGGATCTCATCCAACATCCGGCGTAACTCGTCGGCGTCGCGCGAGCGGTTCAGCGGCAGCAGACTGACCGAATGGCGCTGGCGCAGCCGCGAGATCGTTTCGGCATCCATCTTATTGATGGTGCTACCCCACAGATAGATGTCGAGGCCGTGCTCATCTTCGGGGCCGCCGGTCCCGCCGCCCCCTTCCGCGGCGAACATCTTGTAATCCGCCTCAGACCATTCCGTATTCAGATTGAATTGCAGGACGCCGGGATAGCTTTTCGAAAGCGGGTCGCTCAGCGTGCCGCCCGAGACGACCGAGGTCTTGCCGCCGTCGATCAGGTAGCCGACCGTCTGGTCGGCGGTGGGGTCGTCCACGGTGACGTCGTGCAGCGCCTCGTAAAACCGCCAGTGCGGGAACTCGATCCACGTGAGAGGAAACGGCGCGCGCGCGAAGTCGGCTTCCCGCAGCAACAGCTCAGGGATATCGCGCACCACCTCCGCGACGCGGGCGGCGGCATCCTCGTCGAGCACGAACTTCCGCGCCGCGCGCGTCTTGCGCTGCATGTCCTCGATCACCGGGGTTTTCATATACTCGACCGGGAGGTTCTTCCGGTGGATGAAACGATCGGCCAGGGTCGGGCGGCGGCGCTCAGTCATCGCTGATCAGCCCCTCGCGTCTGGCCTGCTCGATGAAGTATTCGACCGCGACCTGAAGGTCTTCCGCCAGCTCCAGGCGCATCTTGTCCGTCACGCCGGTCATGTCGGCCAGGAAGTATTCGGCCAGCTCGTAGCACTTCGGATCAATCAGCATAGCCCAAGTTTCCCGATGTAATCGCGGGCGTAATCGATCGCGCCCTTCAGCGTCGTCCGGTAGACCAGCGGTTCGGTCAGGCCACGCCAATAGACCGCGTAGGGCCGCTTGCGGGTCACCGAGGTCCAACGGCCGGTGTCGCGCAGCGGCTCGTAGGTGATCACCACGAACGCGTCCTCGCGGTCGTGGATGTCGACCCAGCGCACCGTCTCGGTGGCGCCGGGGACATGGTCCAGCACGAAGATCGGCGTGCTCATGGCGTCGGCTCCTTCGCGGGCGCGACCCGGCGCGGCGCCGGGTCCGGTCTGGGCTTGCCGGTGCAGTGCCGGATATGCGCGGCGCGGCCGAGGGCGTTGACGGTGACGCGGTCGCCGCAGACCGGGCACGGCTTGCGCCGCCAGATGATCTTGCGCGCCATCAGTGCATGGCTCCCCAAAGGATCGCGACCGCGATCAGCGTGGTCAGCAGGCTGAACAGTCCCCGGATGAATCCGGGGAACACGATCGCCAGCAGGATCAGCAGCAGGAGGAGGATGATCATGACGCCTCTCCCCACGGCAAACCCCACCGCTCAGCACAGATCGGTCCGTAACCAACCGTAACGGACCTCTGGTCCGTCAGGGTCAGTCCGCAGAAGCAGCACGACCCGGTCTTATGGCCGTGCGCCGCCGCCTGACCGGCCGGGTTGGCGGCGAACGCGGCCAGCGCGGCGGTCACCGAAGCCATCGTCGCCGGGGCCACCCGGTTGGAGGCCTGGAAGGCGCCGTCCAGCCCGATCCGGCCGAACCACGTCTTGGCGTCGAAGCCCTTGGCGGTGTCGGTCACGTTAATGGTGCCGGGGGCCTTGGACGCGGCACCGGCCCGCGACAGCCTGAAGGCGGTGCCGTCGTCGGCCTCGAAAACGATCGCCGGAAACTTGCCGCCAGCCTTGGCGAACAGCTCGACGATCGGCGCGAAACTCGCCGCCGGGGCGGCGGGCGCGGCCTTGGCCTTGTCGGCCAGCTTCCGTACCCACTCCCACTGCTTCATCGACAGCGGCACGGCGTCCGAGTACGGGCTATGCGCCTGGTCGAGCAGCGATTTGGCGAAGGCCGCGTCACGTTCGTTCAGGTTGGGAACCGCTTGCGCCAGCGCGAACAGGGCGTCACGGTAGGTCATGTGGAATAAGCTCCTTGGTTGCGAGCTATATTTAATGCACCTGACCTAAGATGTCAAGATCATTTCAGGAGGCGGGATGGCGGAAAATCAGCGGGCGCGGCTGGCCCCCGTCGAGGCGGACCAGGGACGGCGGCACAAGTTCGAACCGACCTACCGCCAGCGCGAGATCGTCGCGATGATGGTCGCCAACCACGTGCCGCTGAAGCTGATCGCGCTGTCGCTCGACATTGGCGATCGCACGCTGGACCGGCATTTCGAGCGCGAGATCAAGTATGGCCGCGATCACATGATCGCGCGCGTCGGCATGACCGTTCTTCGTAAAGCATTGAAAGGCAACATGAACGCCGCCCGCTACTGGCTGATGACCCATGGCGGTCCCGAGTGGCGGCTGGGCAAGCAGGATCTGGACACCGAGGCGGTGGCCTTCGCGTCCGCCTCCGCCGACAAAGCGGGCAAGGTGCGGTTCTATTTGCCGCAGAACGGGCGCGACCGGCCCGAGGGGCCTGAGACGGTGACGATCGACGCCGACGCGGACGAGGTGGGGGTCGCGTGAGCTACCCGCGAAATCGAGCCACCCTGTCGAGCCAATCGGTGAATTCAGCATATGACGAGTCGTTCTTCGCCCGGTTGCAAAGGATGCAGCACGACACGACGTTGTTGGCGACGTAACCCTGATCGCTGTCCATGCGATCAACGCCGTTGGCGTTGAAAGATCCCGACAGGTTCTTGTGCGTTCTTCGGATCTGCGGTGGGGCGCCGCAATAATGACAATCCCCCTCACATAGTTCGCGGAACGCCTCTTTGGTCAGGTTCCATTCAATCTCACGAACGCGCGCCGCTTGGCTGTAGACTTTGAAAAGATGATTGAAATGACTCCCGTTGTGAGGAATGCGCGGACGCCCAATGGGTTGGCATGGTTTGCATTGTTTTATGCCGTATCGTTTATTCACATACCGATACGAACCCATGACCATTTCGTTGCCGCAATCGCAACGCGCTCGCCACATCAGGTAGCCGTAAGATCGGCCCGGTTCCTTGGCTATAATAGTGAGTTTGCCAAATCGCCGCCCGAGGAGGTCGGTGGCCGCGTTCTGCCCATTGGGCAGGCGGTTGGTGATGGATGTCATGAGGTGCCTGATGTCGGCTTCGTTGGATGATGACGATGACATTGATATCAAGGCCCAGCCGGGTCCGCAAGAGGAGTTCCTTGCCTGTTCGGCTGACGTAACAATATACGGCGGCGCCGCCGGGTCGGGCAAATCGTTCGCGCTGCTGTTGGAGGCGATGCGCTACGCCAGCACGGTGGTCGGCTTCGACGCGGTGGTGTTCCGCCGATCGACCGTCGACCTGCGCCGCCCCGGCGGGCTGTGGTCCGAATCGATGAAGCTCTACCCGCTGGCCGACGCCATTCCGATATCGCATCGTTTCGAGTGGGTCTGGCCCGGGTATGGCATGGTCAAGATGGCGCACCTTGAGCACGAGACGACGGTGCTCGACTGGCATGGCGCGCAGTGCGCGTTCATCGGCTTTGATGAACTCACGACATTCACCTCGTACCAGTTCTGGTACCTGTTCTCGCGCAACCGCTCGCGATCCGGCATCCGCCCTTACATCCGCGCGACCTGCAACGCGGATGCCTCGTCGTGGGTGGCCAAGCTGATCGAATGGTGGATCTCGCCCGAGACCGGCTATCCGATACCGGAACGATCGGGCATCGTGCGCTACTTCACGCGCGGCGCCGCCGACGAGCTGGTGTGGTTCGAAAGCCGCGCCGAGGCGGTGCGGCTCACCGGGCAGGCCGCGAGCACCGTCAAGTCGATGACGTTCATCTCCGCGAAGCTGGCCGACAATCCGGCGCTGACGCGGTCCGATCCCAACTACCTGTCGAACCTGATGATCCTGCCGGTGGTCGAGCGCGAGCGGTTGCTCAACGGCAACTGGAAGATCGTCCCGTCGGCGGGTCTGTATTTCAATCGTTCGTGGTGCAGAACGGTCGACATCATGCCGGTCTGCGTCAAGATGGTGCGCGGCTGGGATCTCGCGGCCAGCGAGGCGGAGGATTATTCCGATCCCGACTGGACCGCCTGCGTGAAGATTGGCCTGACCCATGACGGGCACTGGATCATCCTGCACGCTGACGCGTTCAGGGGCACACCGGCCGAGGTCGAACGGCGCGTGCTGAACTACGCCGCCGCCGACGGTTACGACTGCGAGATCAGCATCCCGCAGGACCCGGGGCAGGCGGGCAAATCGCAGGTCGCCGCGATGATCCGGCTGCTGGCCGGTTACACCGCGCTGGCCTCGCCCGAGTCAGGCGACAAAGTGACACGGTTCGGGCCGTTCTCCGCCCAGGCCGAGGTCGGCAACATCATGATATTGCGCGGTAAGTGGAACGAACGCTGGCTGACTGAGCTGGAGAATTTCCCGCTCGGCGCGCACGATGATGACGCTGACGCGACGAGTAGAGCCTTCAACGGCATCGCGCAACAACCACCGATGCGGTTCGATCCCGACGAGCTGCGCAAGCTGGGCGTTCACATGCCGCCGGACGCCGCGATGTCGCCGTTCGGGTTCTGAAAAAGTATTGTCAGAATTCTGACAATACTTTTTTCTGAAACGAAATTCCAGTTCAAAAGAGGAGGCGAGCATGTCCCTGACGACCCTCCTCACCGGGCTGTTCGCGGGCCTGCTGGTGCGCCGCGAGGCGCCGCTCGCCCCGCCCGCGCCCACGCCACCGGAGCCGCCCCGCTTCGACGCCCAGGCGCTCTACGAGACGCTGCTCGGCATGAACGGCGGCACGCCCACCGAGGCCACGCCGCTCAGGCTCTACACCACGCGCCAGGTCGGCGCCGAGGACGCGGCGCTGTTCGCCCCGGCGAGACCGATGCCCGGGGTGCTGCCCGAGGGCATGGGTCTCGACACCCTGAACAACCCGCTGGATCTGTCCGGCTACCGGGGCCTGACCGAGGGCATGGGCTGGCTCGGCTTCCCTTATCTGGCGGAGCTGGCGCAGCGCACCGAGTATCGGCGCATCTCCGAGACGATCGCCAAGGACATGACCAGGCGGTGGTTCCGCCTGCAGGCCACCGGCGACGACGACAAGACCGACAAGATCAAGGCGCTGGAGGAGTTCATCAAGTTCCACAAGCTGCAGGAGAAGTTCACCCTCCTCGCGCTGCTGGACGGATTCTTCGGCCGCTCGCACCTCTACATCGACACCGGCGACACCGACGATCGCGACATCCTGAAGCTGCCGCTGCCGGTCGACGCGCGGATGATCAACAAGGGCGGGCTGAAAGGCCTGCGCGTGATCGAGCCGATGTGGACCTACCCGCACATGTCGAACGCCAACGACCCGCTGCGGGAAAACTTCTACCTGCCGCAGACGTGGTGGGTGATGGGCAAGGAGATCCACCGCACCCGGCTGCTGCCGTTCGTCTCGCGCGAGATGCCGGACATGCTGAAGCCCGCCTACTCGCACGCGGGCCTGAGCCTGTCGCAGATGGCCAAGCCGTACGTGGATAACTGGTTACGGACGAGACAATCGGTCAGCGACCTGATCCACTCGTTCTCCACGCCGGTGATGATGACCAACATGGGCGCGGTGATGAACGCGGGCGGCACGGCGCAACTGAAGATGCGCGCCGCGCTGTTCAACTACTTGCGAGATAACAACAACCTGATGATCCTCGACAAGACCAACGAGGACTTCAAGAATGTCTCCGCCCCGCTGGGCGCGCTCGACCACCTGCAGGCGCAGAGCCAGGAACACATGGCCTCCGCTGTTGGCATTCCTCTTGTCGTGCTCCTGGGTATTTCGCCGTCCGGACTCAATGCGACATCGGAAGGAGAATTACAAGTATGGGCACAATTCATACATTCCGCACAAGGTTCGTTCTTCGACGCCAATCTGGTGACCGTCCTGAACATCATGCAATTGCATTTGTTCGGTGAGATCGACCCGGCGATCACCCACGCCTGGGAGCCGTTGCGCGAGCTGAGCGAGGAGGAAGAGTCCGCCGCCGAGAAGACCCAGGCCGACATCGACGCGGTCTACATCAACGCCGGTGTGCTGTCGCCGGACGAGATCCGGCAGCGGTTGTCAGGCGAAGCCGACAGCCCGTATCAGGGTCTTGATCTGGATACCCCCGCGCCTCCGCCGCCGCAGCAGGAAATGGACCCGCTCGGCGGTCCGGGTGGCGGCCCAGGCGGCGGCCCAGGCTTGGGCGGTGGCAACCCCGCCAACGACCCCGGCGCGCCGCCTGGCGGTCCCGGTGGCGCCATGGCGGCGCACGGCATGGGCACGTCCGCCCCGGCGGGCGGCAGCGCCAGGGCGATCTCAAGCGGCGCCGGGAAGATCGGCGCGGCCGGTGGCTCGGCCCAACCGCCGAACCCCAACAAAGGCGCCAAGGACGACGAGGAGATCCTCCCCGGCACGCCGAACACCGGCCACATCCGGGTGATCCCACAGGACCCGAACGCGCAGATCCACGTCCACATGGGCCGCAACGATCGCGCGCACATCAAGATGGGCCAGGACGGCGCGATCGACGTCAGCATGACCGGCGACGTCGCCTGGAACGAGGGCGCGCATCCGCGTGGCCAGCCGGGGAACGCCGGGGAATTCGGTTCGGGCGGCGGCGGCGCGAGCTACGTGCATTCCGGCGAGGCGGGCGAGGCGGGTGGCCGTCGGCTCGGTCACGGCGGCCTGCGCGCCGACCCGGGCGGGCGCGGCCATGTCAGTCTGGCGGCGGGCGAGGCCGGTCACCCGCTGAGCGGGCTGATGCGCGGCACCGGTGGCTGGGTGCGCCACGAGACCCAGGAAGATTACGAGATCCTGCACAAACGCTTCTCCGGTGAAGGGCTGTCACCGGAGAAACGGCACCAGGCCTCCGCCCGCGTGCTGGAGATGGCCAGGGCGCTGCCTGAGCTGATCAAGGGCAAGCTGGTCGAGGAAAAGGACAACGTCGTGCATTCGGCGGGCGCGCTGCGCGCGCTGGCGACCGGGCGCAATCCGACGCCGGAACAGTGGCACGGCCTGGGCGCGCTGGCGTTCCGCGCCGCCATGATCGGCGGCGGCATGATGATGGGCGATCCCACGGGAGCGTCCGCGCACGGCGCCGCCGCCGTCGGTGAGGTCGCCGCGCACGGCATCGCTGAGCTTGCCTCCGAAGTAGGCAACGAATTGATGACCCACGTGTTCGTCGAGCACGCGCTGAAAACCATGGTGGGCGGCGGCATGGCGGCGTTCGGTCACAAGCCCCAGGCGCATGATGCTGATCCGGAAGCGGACCCGGAGATCGCCGCGGCCCCTGGTGAGCCGACGCCCGATGACATGGCGCTGGTACAGAAGTTCCTGGCCGCGCTGGCGCGCTCGATCGGCACGCTGGACGAGGCGACGGCGCGGCAGATTCTGGCGGACAATCAGGGCGCGCCATCCGGTCAGGCGCACGACAAGGAGCCGTGGAACGAGGCCGACCATCCGCGCGGCCAGCCCGAGAACGCCGGGGAATTCGGCCCCGGCGGCGGTCACGCCGCCACGCCCGAAGCCAAAGCGCCCGAACCCGAGGCGCCCACGCCACCGCCCGCGCCCTCCGGTCGACGCACCAGGGAGAAGGCCGCCGAACCCGCGCCGCGCGTCAGGCCGCCGCGCCCGGTCACGCCGCCGCCCGCGCTGCCCGACACCGGCACCCACCACGCGGTGGAGTTCTATTCGCCGTCGGTCGCGGAGCACCTCGACCTGTCGCAGGCGACGGCGGGCCTGCACTCTGAGCGCCAGCATTTGCTGGAGACCGCCGCGCGCGAGATCGACGACAAGATGCGCGTGCGCACGACCAACCGAGGCGCGATCGGCGCCTGGTCGGACGGCGCCGAGAATTCCATCATGACCGAGATGGAAGGCGGCACCTGGGACCAGCTCACCGCCAATGTCGCGATGAAGGCCTCACTGGCCAACCAGAAGGACGTGCTGGTGTTTCAGGAGGCGCCCGACGGCAAGGAGCACCTTTACAGCTTCCAGGCGCACGGCTCGGTGGAGAAGCTGCACGCCGACCTGCTGGCGGACGGGGTCGCGTTCCACACGATCGTGCCCACATCAGGCGGTGACGCCACCGTCTATGCCGTCGACATGGGCTACGATGGCGCGGCGACATCAGAGGCATTCAAAAAGGCGGCGGAACGCTATGGCGTTGAACCCATCGACCAACCCGGACGAGCCAAATTCATCGTCGGAGACAACCCCGGAACCACCGGACAAGAACAGCGGCACATCGCCCAGCTCGCCTACGCCAGCATCGTTAAAGGCTCTGGGGTTCCGGACGTTGCCGACATCTGGAAAGGGATACGGCCTACCTATGGCCAGGCCTTCGAAGTAACCGAATACCCGAAGGAAGAAACCAAGACGCCGCTGCCGGGAAGCAAGGGGCATCCGGCGCTGATCTCGACGCGGCGCCCGACCACGGTCGGCGCGGTCGAGGGCGACCAATACCGGCGCATCGACATGGAGGCGATGCGGCAGGACCGTCGCGTCTATGTCGAGAACATGAACCTGCTGAAGAACAAGCTGGCTTACTCCAACCTGCGGCCCGAGGAGGTCGAGGATAAGACCCCGGCGCAGATCGAGCGCGCCGCCATCAACCTCGCCAAGTCGAACCTGCGCTTCCTTTACGAACACGCGCCCGCCGCGCTGCGCGAACAAGGTCACCTCTGGTACGAGGGCGCGCACGATTTCGCCGCCGCCAAGGCGCGCGAATACAACATCCCGCTGGCCAGCGCCGCCGGGGTCTACGCCGCGCTATCGCCGCAGAACCTGTGGGAGCTGAACGTCAAACAGGGCGACGCGGTGCTGGATACCTACTTCCATCATCAGGACACCCCCTGGTCACCGGAGATGACGACGACCGCCGCGCGGATCTGGAAGCCCAAGGACGCGCGGTTCCTGGCTCGTATCCAGGGCAAGACGCTCAGTCAGTTGCAGTTGCCCGCCGAAAAAGCG